AAGACTCAGAAGAGTTGCTTCCGGGAGAAGCCCCCCTCAGAGAGGGTGCTGCATCCGAGATGGAAGACATACTACGGGTCAATATTACAAAATAGGAGTAGACAAAATGCCGGGTAATAACTATAATTATGGTGCGGGCTACATTATGGGTCAAGACAAACAGTCTGTTGATCAAAACGTAGGCGAAACCCAACTGTACCGTGAATCACTAGAGTTTGATACGAAAACTGCACAAGGCGTTCTCACTGAGGACATGCCTAAGAAGCAGACCAAGCCTACTGACACAGGTATTATGAAACAGGCTGAAGATCACAGCATCTACGGCTAATCCAAAGGGGCCACTATGGACGAGGATATGATGCCATCTGGTGACGATCAACCAGATGTGATTGACAACGCTGAAGAGATAGCCCCCGGACTTGCAGGTTTGATACAGGAACGGTTCCGCTCTGCGGAGACGGGCCGCTACAACCACGAGCAACGCTGGTTGCAAGCCTACAAGAACTTTCGGGGTAACTTTAACGACGGGACGACGCAGTACCGCGATTCCGAACGTTCGAAAGTCTTTCTGAAAATAACAAAGACAAAGGTCTTGGCAGCATACGGTCAGATCGTTGATATCCTGTTCGCTAACAAGAAGTTTCCGCTGACAGTTGAGAACACACCTGTCCCAGAAGGGATTGCTGAGTTCGCACATATGGAAACGCCCCTTGATCAGGCTCAACCCCAACCAGATCCATTCGGGTTTGACGGTGATGGTCGGGAGATACCTCCCGGCGGCACAGAAGCCGTAGAGTCTGAAAACTTTCTTGGTGGACTCAAGGACGAGTACGCCGGACTTCCTCTGCGTGAGGGCAAAGCCCGTTTGGGAGAGCCTCAGATCTCTCCTGCCGCTGAAGCAGCCCGTCGTCTTGAAAAGCACATCCACGATCAGCTTCTCGATTCTAACGCAGTCAACGTCATGCGTACTGCTGTGTTCGAGTCAGCATTGTTCGGGACAGGCATCGTCAAGGGTCCTCTCAACTTCCAGAAGACAGTGTGCCGTTGGCAACGAGACGAAGAGGGACAGCGTGTGTACAGCCCGTTCGAGAAGGTTGTGCCCCGCATCGAAGCTGTATCCGTGTGGGACTTTCACCCAGACCCCTCCGCTACAAGTCTAGAGGACGCAGAGTACGTCATTCAGCGTCACCGCATGAACCGCCAACAGCTACGTGCGCTACAGCAGCGTCCATTCTTTGATAAAGAAATTCTTGCTGATGTTATTGCTAACGGTCCAAACTATACGGACAAGTATTACGAGGATACTGTTCGCAACGACGAGAATGACCCTGCATATCAAGACAATCGTTTTGAGGTTCTAGAATACTGGGGCGTACTCGACGCTTACTTTGCCAAAGAGATTGGCATGGACATTCCGGCTGGCATGGACGATCTTGACCAGCTTCAGATCAATGCTTGGGTCTGTGGTCCTCGCGTTTTACGCTGTGTGTTGAACCCGTTTACTCCGGCGCGTATTCCGTACTGCGCCATGCCGTTCGAAGTCAACCCGTACAACATCTTTGGTGTTGGCGTAGCTGAGAACATGGAAGACGCGCAGATGCTGATGAACGGTCACATGCGTATGGCGATTGACAACCTTGCTCTCGCTGGCAACCTTGTGTTCGACGTAGACGAGGCGGCTCTGGTTCCCGGACAGAACTTCGATATCTTCCCCGGAAAGATCTTCCGACGACAGTCGGGAGTTACAGGGACAGCAATCAACGGGTTGAAGTTCCCCAACACGGCTGGTGAGAACATTCAGATGTATCAGATCGCCCGTCAGCTTGCCGACGAAGAAACAGGCATCCCGTCTATCATGCACGGGCAAACAGGCGTTACGGGCACAGGGCGCACGGCAGCGGGTCTGTCGATGCTGCTAGGCTCTGCCAGCCTGTCTATGAAAACAGTAATTAAGAACATCGACGACTTCATGTTGAAGCCTTTGGGAGAAGCATATTTTCAGTGGAATATGCAGTTCAACGATGACGCTCCGGACATTGTAGGGGACTTGGAGATCAAGCCTCGTGGTGCTGCAGCAGTCATGCAGAAGGAGGTACGCACACAGCGTCTTACAGCGTTGTTGCAAACGGTAGCTAACCCGATGTTGGCTCCGTTCATCAAACTACCTAACTTGATGCGAGAGCTTGCGATATCTCAGGACATTGATCCTGATAGTCTGGTCAACAATATGGACGAGGCCGCACTCTACGCCGAAATGCTCAAAGGACTACAAAATGCTCAACAAGGAACAGGCCCGGAAGGTGGCCCCGCTACTCAGCAACCAACAGGCATGGGAGGGGCTGGAGGCGTACCTCAAGGACCTCCACCAACTGACGATTCGGGGGTTGGTGATGGCACAATCGGAACCGGAGTTGCGCCAACTGCAGGGGAAAGCGGCTTTACTGGAAATGCTCCTGAAGTTGAGACTTGATCACGCAGCAGTTATGAAACAAGAGAATGTCACAAACAGAACTTGAGAACTCATTTTTAACGACGGGGCTCCCTACAGATCAGAGCACCCCGGATCTTGATGCTGTCGAGTCCCCTGAACTAGATTTCTCTGCTGTTGAGTCGCCTAGTGTAGACTCACCCGGATTGTTTGAATACGAAGGGCCGTTTGGTGACTTCACACGCCCCGATGATGACCTTTGGTTTGAAATTAGACGTAAAGCACGGCGAGACCAACGCCTCTTCGAACGTAGACAAGTCATGGACTTCTATGAAAATTTTAATTTTGAAGAAGACGGAAGCATTAAATTTAAAGACGGTGGCACGTTTGATTTTGATTTTGATCTAGACATAGACCTTAGAGAATTAGGCTTTAAGCTCCCTGAGTGGAACCCGAAGCTAAAACTTGAAGATGCTATTCCGCGATTAAACTTTGGATACCTTTTAGAAAAGGACATGATTCCAAAATTTGACACTCCTGAATCTGTTAAGGAGTTTTTTGAAGGGGTAACATCCGGCTTAGATAACTTGATTGGTGGCATAGATTTAACCAATCTCGAATCTTTCAAAGACAATTTTGATGGGTATGGCAGCGCAGGTAAATCAGCTTATGACGCAATATCGCAAACTCTCAACTTCTACGAAAATCCGTCTTTGACAAATGCTGAAGGTCTTTTAAACAGTTTAAACAAAGCCTCTGAAACTTTTGAAAAAATTGGTTTTCAATCTGGCTCTGACCTTGCAAAGTTGTCTCCCAACCTATCAGGACTTCTTTTGGATGCGGGTGCTGTGAGTGACATAGCTTCATTTGTGGATGATCCTTCTTTGAAATCTGCGGCACAAGCCTATGGAAGCATGAATTTTCTTTTGGAAAATTACACTGATCTAGGAAGTATACCGGGTTCTCAGAGCGATATTGCTAAATTAGCGGGCAACGCAGTGACAGTAATAAACGCTGCTACGCAGTTAGATGATTTCTTCAAAGATCCAACTCTTAGCGGAGCCCTTACCACAAGTGCCGCTGTAGCAAATGCCGCCGCTGTATTTGGTAGCACGTCAACTGCGGCTACTGCAACAAGCATAGCCAATTTTTTAAATCCAATCACAGCGTTTGTTGCTGGTGTTGGTTTGATCAGGGGGCTCACCCACGACGCTGACTACACACGATCAGATGGAATTGTCTCCTACGGTAACGGTAAATTCAGTACAACATCCCTTAACGGTGCAGACGGTGGTCCTCTAGCTTTTAAACATTGGGCTGATGCTCACACATCCACTGCTGTAACCGGACTAAACTCCCTGATCAATGACTACGGTTTTACCGTAGATGAAAAAAAGATGGCTACTATATTTAATAGCCACATGAACAAATCCTATATAACAAACAACCCTCAGTATGCAAGGCAGGGAGGTAGGAATCACTCATCCAGTAACGTCGATATGGTTCTGTCTTTGCTGAAGGCCGGAGCTTTGAAACCGGGAGAGGATACCCCGCTTGTTTTGGTTCAGGATGAAGGCACGTTCGGATCGTTTATGGGCAGTTTCTTCAGGCAGATGACCAACGATGCCGCAACGTACATGATGGACAACGGCGGGTTTGTTTCACAACAATATAGACGAGGGGCTGGTCAACAGCGGAAAATAGAATCTCGAACATATCTCCCCTTCGCGGACAAGCAATCTGCACAAGCCTATATAGATACTAGAGGTATAGGACTTAAAAAGAGCGGTATGCAGGAGATCGGAAGTAGAAGAGTATACAAAACTCGGAGCATACCTATATTGGGTTTTAACGTAACTGGGCACACAATAAACTCTGACAACTCTATAAAACCCACCACTCTTACGTATAACGTCGGAGAGGGCACGGTGAAATACAGAAGCAAGTATACTCCTCAATACACCAGAACATTTAAAACAGAGGCACAAGCCAAAGCGTTTGTTTCTGCCAATAGCGGAGATGTTGTCGAAAAATATACTCGTCAAGAAGGTAGGTACAAAGAACGCACTGACTACGCCTACATACTGCATGAAGGCAAATACCTCATAGGCTCAAGAACCGTAAAGATTTAACATGCTAGAATATTTTTTAGACGATAACGATACATCCCGCGAGGCTCAGATCATACGAAGAGCCATGCTGGGTATATCAGGACGTAAGGTGGTTCCAACCACTGATCAGCAAGTCGATGGGATGATGGCTACTGCATCCACACAGGATCCTCCTAAAGCTCCCTTTGTTTCAGAATTACCTCCTGAAAAACCATCGTCAGCGCAGGCAGATCCAGTGTATGAGCGAGGACTAAAAGCAGAACAAAGTTTAATTGACTTTGTAAAAAAGGCCGCTGAAGAACCCGGAAAATCTCCTTCTAGAGGAGTTTTCGGTAGTTTCAGACCTGAAAGAGCAATAAGAAGTTGGTACGAAAATAATCCTGATCTTGCAAAAGATTATAATGCAGCCAATATACAGATAGGAAATGCCTCTGATCAAGAAGAGGTAATAGAGAAATTATCAAAAAACATTAATGATTCGCAACCGTTTGGATCGTTAGGTAGAGAAACTGTAAATGAAGACTTTCGTCTGCTGACTCCTATCCCCAAAGCAACAGGTGGTGTTTCTCAAGTTCCCACAGAAGAACCCATCCCGCAGGAGGCACCCAACGGACCTCCCTCTGGTGTTATTGGATCTCAGAACGCTTCGCCGGAGGAGACTGTAGCTGATGATATTCCGATGGAAGTACCAGAGGGAGCGTTCATCATCAACGCCGCCGCTGCAGAGGTAGCAGGATACGGTGACATCAAGAAGATGATTCTAGATGCAGTGGGTGTGGCCCGTCGGCTGGGTGTTGAGATATCTACAGGCGAGGACGAAGCCGGGGATGAAGAGGCAGTAGACCTGCTCGTGTCAAAGGGCGAAGTCTACATTGAGCCCACTCTGGCTAAGATTATTGGCTACGACGTTCTAGAGAAGATTAACAACAGAGGCAAACGTGAAGTAGCCCGCCGCCAACAGGAGGCAGAGGCTCAACAACAACCACCGCAAGAACAACCTCCACAACCTCCACAAGCTCCACCACAGCCTCAGATGGCGCAAGAAGGCGGATTCGTAAAAAAAAAGTTCGCTGACGGTGGAGACATACCCCTAGAGAGTGAGCAAGATCTTTTTAACTTCATGTTGAAGCAACAGAGGGAGGTCCCTCAGAAAGAAGTAAACCCAATATCTGATGATGCTCTAGCACTCGCTGATTTGGAATTTGAAGTTGACATAGTTAACAGGTCTAAAAATGACCCTGTTCTACGTGCCGCATTTCAAGACGCTCAAGGCAGGATGCCAAGTGAATATATTGAAATGAGAAATATGAGTATTAGAGAGGCAGAACAGATCTTAGCATCTCAAGAACGCCCCAGTTTTTATGACGTTGAACGAGTTAACCGCGCAAAACGTGAAGGTTACAAAACTTTAGATAGCCCTAGTTTTGATTTTAAAGGTCAATATTCTCAAACTATAAAAGGGTTTGGCCCCGACAGAGACACAATATTAACACGGGCACACAGTGAACAAACTGATCCTACAGACGTTTCCGCAACCCTGTACCATGAATTGTTGCATAAAGGACATCAAAAACTAGTTGGAATACCTACAACTAGCTTTACAAGAGACAAAACAGGCACTCTTAAATACGTCCTTACAACGCCGGAACAAGCTGATCGTGCAAGACTTTTACATTTAGATGTTCATCGTAGAACTTACGAGGCTTACAAAGACGAGTTATCTTCGGAAGCATTAAAACTTTTTACTGCACAAGTATTTGACACTTACGGATCAAGAGCTACTCAGCCTTATATGCAGAAGTTTATAAAAAACTTAATTTCTTCTGAAGCCCCAGAAGTTAATCCTCGTGAAATTTTTAAGTTTAATATGCTAAAAAAGGATCTTATTCCCGATGATAAGGCGCGACCTATTGCAGACGCTGTATTCGCAGAAGTCGCAAAACTACCGCCAATACGCGCTTTAGATGAAGAATTAAAAACTGCTTATCAAAAGCAACGAAAGAATTCTCAGGGATTCATCCCTAAGAAGTAAGGACAGCTACCCGTCGCCAGCGGCCCTGTCTATATCACTAACCGAAGCAGCTACCCTTAATTGGCCCTGCAATGGAGAAGTATCATGGCAAAAGCAAAAGGCCACCGCGCCAACAAACCGAATGATTCCTTTGGAACAATCAACAATACAAACCTCTATCGTGGTTCTTACCGTGACGACGTGTACAAGGAAGACGAGGACGAGGAACAGGTAGAAGCCCAAGAAGCGGACCCCTCTGAGGAGGCTACTCCCGAAGAACAAGGTTTCTCCGACAAAAAATCAGAAGACGTAGACTATAAGAAGCGATACGACGATCTCAAACGACACTACGATGCAAAGCTATCTGAGTGGAAGGACGAGAAAGCCGAACTCGCCGCACAAGGAGAATCATCTCCTGAACTGGATGCGCTCACACGACTCAAAGCTCCTAAGAGCCTAGACGAGTTGGAGCAGTTCAAACAGGAGTATCCGGATGTCTACGGTATTGTTGAGACCGTATCTGCCCTGAAAGCGGACAGTCAGTTGGGAGAACTTCGTAGTGAAGTCGAACAGCTACGTGCCCGTGAACAGGACATGGAAGTACAGAAAGCCTATCAGGAGCTTCTGCGTTATCACGAGGACTTTGATGACCTCCGTAACGACGAAAAGTTTCTTGAGTGGCTGGACGAACAACCATCATCTTTGAGTGATGCTATCTATAAGAATAACACCGACGCAAAGATGGCAGCACGTGTCATCGATCTTTATAAGGCTGACGCTGGTTTGTCAAAGAAGAAGAGAGGTAGACCATCTGCATCTGCCGCAGATTCCGTCACCACACGTAAATCCAAAGAGGTTAACGTCAACGGTGATGGTGGGCAGCGTACGTGGAAAGCCTCCGAGATAGGCCGCATGAAACCTCACGAGTTTGAAGCCAACGAAGCAGAACTCGATAAGGCTCGTGCAGAAGGGCGCATCGACTATAACGCTTAACCATCTAACATAGGAAGGATAATAAGATGGCTTTCAATAGTGCATCAGGTTATAACAACCTGCCTTCCGGTAATTTTACACCGGAAATTTTTAGCCAGAAAGTTCTAAAGTTTTTCCGTCGTGCTTCGGTTGCAGAAGATATTACGAATACCGATTACGCTGGCGAAATTGAAAACTTTGGCGACACAGTTCGGATCATTAAAGAACCGACAATTACTGTATCTAGCTACTCACGTGGCTCAGTGGTAAACCCTCAAGACTTGGCTGACGATCAAATTACTATGGTTGTTGACCAAGCAAACGCTTTCGCGTTTAAAATTGACGACATTGAAGAGCGTCAATCCCACGTCAACTTCGAAGCTCTTGCTACTTCTTCAGGTGCATATTCCCTGAAGCGCAAGTACGACGCAGTTGTCTTGGATCAAATCGCAACTGACTGTGGCCTTAACGGTGAGTCTGGTGCTTCTGTATCTACAATTGCAGGTATCGGTACTCTCGGTTCTGCTCTGGATATCGGTGGTGCTACATCTCCGGGTGACACTGCTGTGAACACAATGTTGAAAATGGCTGAGTCCCTTGACAACCAATCTGTTCCAGAAGAGAACCGTTGGTTTGTTGCTCCCCCAGCTTTCTACAAGCACCTCTTCTCAGCTGGTGCGAAGTTTGCCGAAGTTCAGGTAACTGGCGACGCAACTTCCCCACTGCGTAACGGTCTTGTAGCGTTGGGCAACATTGCTGGATTCCAGTGCTATAAGTCAACTGCTCTCGTTTCTACGGGTGCTGTTGATCAAGTGACACTGACAGGTCTGGCAACAGACGGCACAGAAAACGTTATTCTGGGCGGTCACATGAGTTCGACTGCTACAGCTTCGCACATTGCGAAGACTGAAGTTGTTCGTTCAACTGAAACCTTCAGCGACATCGTTCGTGGTCTTCACGTGTTTGGACAAAAAGTCCTTCGCCCTGAAGCAATCGTTCGTGGCGTTGTGAGCTTGGATTAAGGGAGAACTAGACTATGGCTACATATACTGTAACTGGTGCTGTTGCTGGCGTTCCCGTCGGCATCAAGCCACAAATCATTGAAGTCGTTCTTGACTTCTCAAGCACAAGCCTAACTACTTCAGACTCAGTAGAAGTTTTCGAAATGAAAGCTAACACTCTGGTTCTGATGGCTGGTGTTGAAGTCCTCACCGTTGCAAGTACTGGTTCTCCAGTTCTTGACTTAGGTGATGACGCTGATGATGACCTGTACGTTGCGGCTCTTTCTGGTACTGCTACCGGACATGAGATCAACAACGCTGCAGGTACAGCGAAACTGTACACCGCTGCTGACACCATCGATCTGATTGCTAACACAGCAACGTTCGACGGTAAAGTACGTGTCTTTGCTGTTATCGCAGAACTCGGTC